CCCCGCCAGCTCCGCCACCACCGCCGCCAGCATAAGTTATAGATGTGCCAGAAATGGATGACGCAGCACCATTACCACCAGCGCCGTTTGTTGTAGAAGCAACTGCATTACCACCAGCGCTTCCAGCTCCGCCACCACCGCCATTTAAAAAGAATGGCGATCCAATACCATTACCACCGTTGTTTCCTTGACCTGCGGTTCCTGATCCACCAGCTGTTCCGTTACCGTTTCCTCCGCCGCCCGAACCTCCTGTATTTCCTGGTAAAGTTGCACTTGCATTACCAGCTCCACCACCAATTGCAGTAAACAATACGCCAAATTGTGAATTTGCACCGTCAGTTCCTGTTGTATCAAGACCTCCGGTTCCTCCAGCACCAACAATGACAGAGTATGATTGTGTTGGACTTAATGATGTTGTTCCAGTTAATAGTCCTCCAGCACCACCACCAGCTCCTTGTCTAGCACTACCACCACCGCCACCAGCGACAACAAGATAACTAGCGTTAACAGTTTGTAATCCTGTCCATCCAAAAGCTGCTAGGGCTGCTGCACCAATCTTAGATAAGCGTGGCATCTATAAATCCTTAAGCGAATCTGGTTTGACTTGCAAGTACAGTAAATGTAGCACTGCCTGTTTTAATAATTACATAAGTGTAGCTGTCTATTGAACTAGCATTACCACTAGTGGGGGCTGTGCCGCCTTGCCATCTTGTTGTAACACCAGAAGTTGTGCCATCTACTTGAACGGTTGTATTGTAATAGGCTGTAGAACCATTGGTTACTAAGAAAGTAACAGACATAGACTCACCAGTAGCCATGATGGTATTTAAAGATGTGCCACTAGAACCACGGAAGTTAACTGTAAAGTTACCTGATGCGTTAGTTGTGTAATATAAAACTGACTGTGTAGTTGTATCGTAGTTAATTGTGCCTGTTGCTGCTGTAGCGGAGACTGTAGCTACTTCTAGGATATTAGAAGTCTTTAAGTCTGCGTTAGAAGATGTACCAGCGAAGGTCTGTAGAGCGGTAAATGTCGTGGCTGTGCCAGGTGCTACGTAGTCTGTTCCAGCTGTAGCTGCTGTAAATGCAGAAGTTCCGTTACCTTTTAAGACACCTGTGAGTGTAGCTGCTCCCGAACCGCCTGAAGCAACAGGCAAAGCAGAGCCTAAGGTTAAAGAACTAAGATATGTGACTGCATCAACTACATTTGATCCAGTATTAAATACAAACATTGACTTACCAGCAGGGACTGCAATCCCAGTGCCTGTAGCATTTTTAACTGTGACAGCATCCGCACATCCGTTATTAACGAGGTAAAGTTTCTCAATTCCTGGGACGATTAAGTCTCTAGCACCGCCAGTAGTACCTGTTAAGTTAAGTCGTAGATTACGGGCTGTTTGGGTAGCGTTAGTGTCTGTTAGGGTTAAAGTAACGTTTCCACTGGCAAAGGTTACATCGGCAGAACCAGTAATGGCTTCTTCTAGTGCAGTTCCTAAGTTGGTGTTAGTTGTTGTACCCCAAGTTCCAGACTGATCGCCTGTCCCGATAAGCTCGATTTTTAGTGGTGAATAAGTCGATGCCATAATTTATCCTTTATGCCGCTATTTCAACCCAATTGGGCGATTGTGTGTCAATAATATCATTCCAAGTGCCTGTTTGCGAGTCATTTATGTCTATCCAGTTCGGTGTTTGACCATCATCAATTACCTGCCAAATTAGTACGCTTCCTACCTCTCCGACTGCTTGTACGCCTGTGACGCTTACTGCCGCATTAATGACTACTGCAATACTTCCAACACTACCTGTTGCCTGTAACCCTGTGACATCAACATTTTGTCCAGTAATTACGCTTACTTGAGGAGTAGGTATTGAGCCTACTACACCCGTTAAATTTACACTTGCCGCACCCGTAACGGCTACATTGCCTACAGCAGCCGTTCCAGAAACCCCAGTTACGCCAACATCCGTACCTTCTTGTACGGTTACGCTGCCAACGCTTCCTGTAGCCTGAAGTCCTGAAACTGGAGCATTTGCTGCGCCCTCAACAGTTACCGACCCTTGTATTACGGTTCCTAAAACGCCTACTACATTAACTACCGCAGCCCCAGTAACCGCTACGCTACCAACACTGCCTGTTCCTGCCACTCCAGTAACATTTACGTCTACCGTACTTGATACTGTTACCGTGCCTAAAAATACCGTTCCTGCTACGCCTGTGACATTTATATTTGCCCCAGCCGTTATAGTGACTGAACCTACCTGCCCTGTACCATTTACACTGGTTACACCAACATCTGATCCAGCATCAACAGCTACGCCTTCTATCTGTCCTGTACCACTTACCCCAATTACATCGACAACTGCCGATCCTGTAACTGTTGCGCTGCCTAACTGCCCTGTACCAGATACTCCTGTTACATTTACTATCGCATCTTGGGTGGTCTGTACAGTAACCGAGCCTACTTGCCCTGCTGCTACTACACCACCGCTATTCTCACTCCAAGGGTTTTCACCCCATCCACCATAGCCCCAACCTCCAAGAGGGACTTCTACATCAGTGTAGTCCTCGCCCCATGGTCCAGCACTCCAAGCACCTCTGCTCCAGCCAGAATAGGTTGCCACTGATAAATCACGCTATGCGGATAATGGCGTTACTTGCGTCTGCTGTTGGGAAGACGATGGTAAACGTACCACTAGTAGAGGTCTTAGCACCACCAAAGTCTAAAATACATACAGAAGGATTACCCGCTGCGGTATCGTTATAAATCATGGCGCCATATGCAGTAATGGTCGCAGAGGTAAACGACAAGTCTGCAAAGTCAGTAAATGCTGTAGTACCCGAAGAAGTTGGGGTTACGTTAGTTAATGTACCGCCACCAGCCGTATAAGTACCAGAGTTAGCCACCTCATTGGTTGACGTATAAGCAGTCGTAGCAGCCGTGAAGGATGCACTGTTGTCATACATAGCCAATTTGAAGGTATTACCAGTACCAGTCGTAAAGTTATGCGTTGCTGTCATTAACTGTACCTTGAAGCTGGTACACATTGCATTGCCCGTAAAAGCCATAATATTTCTCCTAATAAATAGATTGAAAATCAGCCAACAAAGGCTGTATTTTTTTAACAGACCGCATAAAACGACTTTTTGCTTTCTGTTCTTCTGTCATTCTTGCACCTTTTCTGGATGGAGGAATGTTGCCACAAGCCTTCTGAGCAGTACTCATTTTTAACCTAGTTACTTCTGTTCTTTTGCTACCAAAAGCGTGATGCTCTTTGCCAAATTTTCCTGCGTTCCAAGGAATAAATCCAGCTTTAAATTGTGTTTCTGGAGAATTAGATACTTTGCCTTTTTTAGCCAAAGACATTTTTTTCTTTGACTCTTCTGAATATTTAAACCCTTTACGCATAGCGTATGCTTTTTGTCTTTCATTTTCAAAAATACGGGATTTAAATTGAGAAAGCCTGCCCATAGCAATTAACGCATACCAAACACCTTTTACATTAGGGTAAATACGTACAAGTAACTTATGGGCTATAAAATGTTCTTTAGCAGATAAATAAACTATATTATTTTTAGCGTTACTGCCCCCCATACATTTAGGAACAATATGGTGCTGTTCCCCGTAACCGTTTAACTCACGGCTTTGGGCTTTTTGAACCAGATGGCTGTAAATATTTTTGTAGTTCATTCGTCTAAAAGTTTAATTAATTCAGGATGACCAGCTTCCCGTAGCTTATGAGCTAGTGTTACACGATCAAATTTTACCGCTTCATTCATATAAAAGACTAGAACTTCCCGAATATGATTCCTAAAAGCAATGGCTTGCTCCCGAACCAAGGGATGAGACTGATCCCCTACCTGAATAATCTTATCTAATGCCCGTTCAGCGACTTCCTCTGGGGTAAAGCCACCGTGGTCTTTTGTAAATACTTGGATACCGCTAGACTCGCCTAGCCCTTGTACGCTAATCATCTTACTGGATACCTCACTTGTCCACTTCTGTAGGCGTCTTGACGCTCTTTTGCATCGCCTAATTGTTTCAAATCTGCCATGGCTGCGTCATAACGACCTTTGTACATCGTCATGGTGTCAGCGTCTGTTTTCATAAAATTGGCTGCCTCTAGAAGGGCGCCATATAGAAGTACAGAATCAAAATTGTCGCCAAGCCAAGATGTATTGGCAGTAACAATAGATTGTGGGTAGTAAAAATAATGCAACTCCACAGCGTAATTGGCATCTGGGGTAGGTCCTAGAATAAAGGTGTTGTTGTCAAAAACAGCGTAATACTCAGGCTTTGCATAGAACGCAGCATCCGTGTCTGGGTAGGATTCACGGATAAAGTTAACATCTTTGTTAAGTAGGTAGTGGTACTCATTTGCCGCATTAATCACCGCAAGGCTAAAAGTAGCCAGCCAGTCAACAGGAGTAGCTAGGTACTTATTAGCAGTGGTCACATTCCCCGTAACATTCTTACGGAAAGCTGGCAGTTGAACGGTGTTATAGATCCGCTGCTCTGCAAGCTGGACAAAGCGGGCAATCTGCTCGGCAGACGTAAACGACCCGACTGTCGCTGGAAAATCGTTCTCAGCAAACCCTTTAATAGCAGAAGTTAACTGCGTGTAATTCATCCCATTTTCCCGCTAGACATTCTGCCTTTGGTTGCTGCACCAGCACCACGCATCTCAATCTTGCCGTATTTATTAACGCCTTTACCGCCAGTCTTATTGATGCCGTCCACAGAAATATTCATCTGTGCCATATCTTGAGCGCCAGTCATGCCCTTAGAAGTCAGTCCTTTAGCAGAGATTGCTTTGCCTTTCATAGTATGCGGTTCAGCATAGATTCCAGCATTACCAACCTCTTTGCCCATCATTTTTGCACTAAATTTAGCCATGATTATCGACCTCTTCCTGCTGTTTTCCGCATTCCTTGATTAGCAACACGAGCTAGGTTACGACCCATTTTCTTCATAGCCATAGAGCTAACGCCATGTTTAGCGGTTTTAGCCTTCATGCCTAGAACTTTAGGACCACTATCGCCTAGATTTTTACCTTCGGTCTTGCCTTTTTTGGCAACTCCATCTGCATCTTTTTTAAACATTTTCAACTCCTTATGTTGTTGTTACCGTTACACTTCCTACCAAACAGCTTGGGGCTAAGTTATTGGGGGTAAGCCCATCATCCCTAGCGCCTCCAACAGGGTTCCACGACCACTGAAATACCCTACTACCGCCTTCTGGAAACCCAACACCTTCTTCAGTATTGTCGTTAGTTCCGTTAATTTGCAAGCCACTTGTTCCAGATACTTGATAGCTTACATCAGGGCGTGGTTCCCGTACAGCCTGTGGATCATCAACTGGGTATAAACCTAACGACAACTGCGGTTGATCTGGATTCCAACACTCTGGACAAGCCTTAATGTTCTTTATTTGCTGCTTTACAACTAATTTTCTTAACTGTTTTAATTTATACCTTTGTCCACAAACATCACATTCAGCAATAGCATATTTACCAGAAGAATATTTATTGGGCATAATTTACCTCAAATTTATTCTTTTTTGATATATTTTCAACTCCCCTCATAGCTCTTAAATTACTAGGAGTGTGCAACCCACTAACGTTTTCTCCTTGTAAAGGGATGATGTGGTCAACATGCCATGGTTCATTTGTAACTTTAGATAACAATGTAGCTAGTTGATACTCATTTTTAATTCTGTCCATATCTGTTTTAGACAGCCATTTAGGGGTTCTTTGCTTGATTACGGCTTTTCTAGCTGCTACCAAAGCGTTTATTTTGCCCTTATTGAGTTGTCTATATGCCCTCTTAACCTCAAGATTTTTCTGTCTATTTTTTACATAATCAGCTTTTTTTGAAGTTTTTAATTTTTCTTTATTTAATAAACGATACGCTTTTTTCTTTATAGAATCACATTCTTTACATGTACCCCGAACACCAAAAAGACCACGAGTAGTCTGTTTATAAAAAGCAGAAATTGCTTTTTCTTTAAGGCATGTAGCACAAATCTTAAGCATAGAATGTCGTCCTAGGAACGAACCTAGAAGCGGCTTTCTCTCTGTCCTCCGTAGAAGCCATGAGCCACTGCTCCTCGTATTCTTGCTTTAAAAATTGCACTCGTGCCTGTCCGTCTGGTAGCTTTTGAGCCATATAGAAAGCCAATCCAGCCACCATACAAGGTAATAGGCGAAAGGGAATATCAGGCTCTACCGTTCCATTAGATCCAGCATCTTGAATCCTACGCAACCTCCAATACACAAAGGTATAAGGACCACCGCCCGCATCGGGCGTGGGCCAGACATTAATAGAAGGAAGGTTCTGTACTGTCAAAAGGTTAGTAGGGCTGGCGGTATGACTAGCAGCAGTTGTGCCATTTTGACCACGATAGCAGTTTGTTAGTACATTCCCAATGACATTTGCATAGCTGATTGTTTCATTGTCAATCTTCACAAACCCGCCAATAGGCAAGTTGCTGGCATCACTTACAGTGATTGAGGTATCTGTTGCATTGATTGACTGTGCTAAATACACAGCGGTTGAATTAGACTGCCCTGACTGGCGGTTAAACCAGACCTGAATAGGACGCCCAGTAGTCAACTTATTAGGAATCGTAGAGTAGGTAGACTCTGAAATACGAGTAATGTTGATATCTATCTGGTTGCTGGTAACACCGTTATTCTGGCGAACTACATGGTCTAGAAGGTCAATTGTATTGACTGGAATAGGATAAATCCCTTGCCCAGTAACCATTGCAACCTGTCCCTGCTCAATAGTCCACAGGTTAATACCACGGTTAGCCCATTCAACCGTCAATAGGTTCAAAGACCTGCGGGCAGTCCGCATATCGTAACCCGTGCGAAGCTCAGCACCACAACGCTCAAACGCCTCTTCAATGAGGTTGTTGAGGTCTAGATTAAAAGCGGTTGTGCCTGAAGTACTCATATTTTCCTATATGGTTTTACTTTTGCTTTTACTTTTTTTGGCTGCGGGACGAACTGCTTTCCCTGTGCTTTTCCTGCTCGTTTTGCCCGTGTTGTTGCTGCGTACTCTTGTGGGCTTAACGCTTCGATTGCTTTCTTTGGCAGGTATCTTTCGCCTGTCTCGGACGACTTCTTCCCTGACTTGGTTGTCCACTTCTGGTCTCCCCAAGCCTTTAAAGAACGCTGAGATTTTGCCAATCCACTCATTTATAGCCACCGCCAGCCGCCTTATATTTTTTAGCTACCAACTGCGCTTTTCTAGCTGACCATTGACCTGCGCCAGTACCATGTGTTGCAGCTGCTTTTACCTGAGAAACAATCCGCTTACGCAAGCTGGGTTTGGTGTAATTACCCGCAGCATTGACCTTACCGCCTTCTTTGTACTGAGTAAAGTCAGTGTCATCCCTACGAGCCTTGCGCTTAGGTTTACCCATTTTAGTAGGCATTATGGCGCCCATGCCACGACTTGGTCTCATATCTTTGTCTTTCCACGAATAGCACAACCATCTGCTCTGGATGACGCTGATTTAACTTTGCCACCAGCTTTGTAATTCTTAGTAATGTCACGGTTTGACTTAGGCATTGCACCGCCACCGCCTGTAGTCAACCTTCCCATGTCTTGCAGTCTTTCCGCATAGGTACGTGGACGCTCAGCTTCAGCCTTTGCCCTTTGAGCTTCTGCCATCTTATGTGCCTCAGCCTTAGCCCTTTCGTTATCCTGCTTCACTTTTTCTGCTGCCTTGTCGTACTCGCTAGGTCCGAACTTTTCCTTGGAAGGAGTATATTTCTCGCTCCCACCATCGCCAACCTTTTTAGAAGGGTCTACAGGCTCAATCGGCATAGTTAAGCTCTAGTTTTCCCACGAATAGCACAGCCATCAGCCCGTTTTGATGCTGAAGATACTTTTCCACCAGATTTAAACTCACGCTTAAACTGTGTACCTTTACCAAATGCATCTTCCATAGGACCTGTAGAAAGGTAACGCTCCTTGCGGGCGTCTTGTTCTTTTTTAGACAGTTTAGAGATTGTGTCAGCTTCTTTAGCGGATCTTTCTCCAGCCTCTTTTTTAGCACGGCTAGATAGAATCTTTTTACCAATCATACGAGCAGCGCCATAACCAGCACCTAAAGCTGCAGCGGCTTTACCAATAGGTAGAAAGTCTTCAATCCCTACACGCTCTAAACCTTTTTCTTCAGGAGGTCTGTAAGAAGTTGTCTTTGAAGACTCTTTTGCCGCAGCTTTTTGAACTGATTTAGTTTTGGCAACAGGAGGTTCTTTTACTAGCTCACTGCTAGGCTCGTTTTGTTTACGAACGTATTCCATCGCACGGGCGCGAATGTCGTCACTAATCCCAGGATTTTCTCCTTGTTTGGACTCAAACTCGGTCTCGCCACCGTCTTGAAATTTACGTACTTTTTTCACTTTACCACCTCGTTTAAAAACGCCACGTCCTTTAAGAACGTCTGCACGGGTTATTTTGCCGTCATCGTTAAGGTCTGGAAAATTAGCCATATTAGCAAGCTCCGCCGTACTTCATTTTGACCATAGTGCCTTTAGATTTACCCTTAGTAGCAACACCGTCAGCTTTAGATAATTGACCAACTTTGCCACCACCAGCCATCTTGTGCATACGTTTTTCATGCGACTTGACTTCTTTCTTAGCCACAGTTTTGCACTCAGCCATACCGCCTTTTTTCATGCCTTTGGCTTCAGCTTTTTCATGTTTAATCATGGAAGCGGGAGCGCCTTTTTTCTTCATAAACTCAACTTCTTTTTTAACCATCATCTTAGATTCTTTCATTTCGCCACCCTTTCCAAATTTTTTGCCTTTATCGGCTTTCATAAACTCTTCCCCTACAGACTGAGGAATCTTTAATCGTTTAGCAGCCTTGGGGTTATTAGCCACCAACGCCATTAAATTATGCTGTTTTTTGCTGACGCTAGGCATTTATTTTCCCCTGAATAAGCTGGTCAATTTTGCTTTCAAGTTTGTTAAACCTTGCATCAATGTGCTGCATAATTCGGTCAATTTCTGCTTGAGTAACGTTTTCACGAGCTACCTCCTCACGAGTCTTGTTTAATAAAATGCCTATACGAGCAAGTTCAGCAGATTTTTCTTTTGCCCATAAGCCCACGAGAACCCCCGCTAATGATAGGATTGCGTTCCATAAAAGTAACATTTCTTGGCTCATACCATCTTGCCTTTAGTTTTGCCACGAATCTCACATCCACCACCACGAACAGATCCGCCTTCTTTGCAGTTCCAAGCCCGTAAAGACTTGTTGATGCGGCTATCTGGGTCATTAGCGGTTTTGGCTGAAGTTAACTTACGTTTCATACCCTTCATGCGGGCGCAGAACGAATCACGCCTTGAACCACCCTCTGGCTGTGGACGCTTGAGTCCAGGCTTGCCAGGATTAGCTGCGTTGTAAGATGCACGACCTTTAGCGTTTAGACCGCCACTAGGGTTCTTGCCTTCTTTACGAGTCCATGCAGGAGTTTTAGCCATTATGCGACATCCTTTTTAGAATCTACTGGTCTAAGTAGTGGGTAGAGATACTCTTCCCCAAATGAACCTGCAAACTCTTCCATTCCTAAATGACCTAGCTTAATGGTGGGGTCAATCCATACTTCGTAGCCATGAGCTGTAGCACGGTCACAGAAAAGATAATCCTCGCCTACATAGCCTTCTGGGGTGGATTTAAAGTCGAAGAATGAATAGCAGAACTTGTCTGGATGCCCATCTACTACTCGGTCATCGTGGTATTTCCACTCAGGGTGGTTATCTCTAAGGGTCTCAAATACGTCTTTACGAATCAACATAAAGGCTGTAGCGATGCGTTTAGCCTTAACTAAACCATACGAGTTCATATAGATCCCGCCATCAGCATCTTGCTCTAAAGTTGAGATATAGACACTACCCTTTTTACGAGCTACTGGAACGCCACCTACGATGCCCTTCTTAGGATCCATATTCCAAGCCATCAATCGGAAAATGTCTTGCGGATTAAAAGTAATATCCGAATCAATAAACATCAAGTCCGTGCAGTCTGAGGCTAAGAAGTCCTTAGCGATCAGGTTTCTAACACGAGAAACAACGGAGCATCCAGAGATATTACAAATCTGAATATCAACCCCGTGTTTAGGTGCTTCTACGGCAAACTGAGCCATCGCAATAGCCAGTTTGACAGATACTTTAAAGTCGTAAGCAGGAAGACCAAGCATGACCTTCCTACCCGCTAAGTTAAATGAGCCTTGAGCTTGTACTGTTTCAGACATTTTTTATCCGTAAAAAACAACTACAGACGCTGTATTGCTTACAGTGCCATGCAAATTGGTTTCAACCAAAATACCTTCACCAGGAATAATGACGCTATAAGCACCAGCGTTTGCTACGGCTGGAGTATTTAAGGTCAAAAGAATGTCTCCACTTGCACCGTTATCCCTAAAGACAACAGAACCAGCAAGAGATCCTGGAACTACATAAAGGCTTTTAATACGAATACGACCTAAGTTTGCTGGAGTACCAGCATTGTTAGTGACTTGCCCAGTCGCAATTAGCGGTGCTGAGGCTTGTACATCTGATTGCATTGCCATAATTAATCTCCTAAGATGTTAAGTGGGCTAGGGAAAACCCTAACCCGCCAGATTAATTATTAAAGGTCGTTTGGAACTGACCGCCATCAGAGTTGCGAACAACGTATTCACAAATAACAGTTGCTGCACCGCCTGAAGCTACACCAGCACACGCATAAGTAGCGGTGATGAGTACGTCAGAAGTGCCTACATTGTTAAATGTAGCAATATTAGCGTCTGTAATGGTAAATGTTGCACGACCTACCGATAGAGGGGTAGTAGTAGCTCCACCAACAGTACCTAAAATGGTACTTCCAGCACGGATGGTGATGGTGTTACCAGTCGTACCAGCATAAGCGGTCGTAATGTTGACGGTAATATTGAGAATCTGTGATCCAGCAGGAATAGCGTACAGGGTTTTTGCAGTCGTGTCGGCTACGGTAGTAGCTCCAGATTGAACAACAGCTGTACAGCCTGTGTTGCGGATAGTACCAGCAGTAGTGCCAGTGGTGTTTTTAATAGTCCCTAATAACCAAGGACCTAGGTGTGTAGCGAAACCCATGAGGTTCTCCTTATATGCACATAACCCCATATCATCGGTGCATCGTCCCCTAGGCGGGCTGATATGGACAAATTAGTCCTAGACTTAAAAGCATCTTACTACAAATAAAACAAAAAGGGGAGTTTTTGGCTCCCCTTTTTTCAGCACATTAAGCGCCTTGTGAACCCCACATACCGAGAGGATCAGACCAGCCGAAGCTGTAACGCTCACGAGACTTGTAACGGACGTTACCAGTGTCGAAGTCACCATCCATGCTGTTGCTCAAAGGAGTACGAACGAAATGCTTCATACCATTTGGAACATCAGTACAGAGGAAGTAAGCATTTGGATCGGTCAGGTAGTTATTAACTGTATAACCTTCTGGGATCGAACCATTGTTTACCAAAGCGTTGATGTCGTTGTCAGTTGTACCAACACGCAATTGAGTTTCGAGCAAACGGGTTGCAACGAACTGTAATGCAGGTGGAACAATTAACTTACGTGGTTTTGCAGCGATCAGCAAGCTACGCTCGTCTGTCCAAGCAGCGATCTGAATAACGGCAGCTTCCAAGGAAGTTTCGTTCAAATCAGCAGCGGTAGACTGAGTGTTGCTGTTAGTGCCACCAGAAACCAATGGGTGGTTTGTCGCAAACAAAGGTACACCGTCACCACCGTAATAAGCAGCGGAGTTAGTGAAACCGTTATTTAACACAGCAGCAGCTTTAACCTGTTTGGTATAAGCCATCGCACGAGCCAAAGCCTTGGTATAACGAGCGGATAAGCTGTCATACAAGTTGTCCTCGATTGCCTCTTCCGTTAGGGAGAAGCCGAGAGCAATGGTTTCGTGGTTGTAACGTGCTGTGAATGCCTCTTGTGCATTGTCATAAGCGATGGCAGAACCTTCGTTTTTGACTGGTGCAGCTGAGAAGCCAGACAGTTTTGTTTCTTCTTCGAACGAACGCTCAGAGGTCTCAGTTTCATAGATCTCTTTGTGTTGTTCACCGTAAGTCGCATACTCAAGACCGAACAAAGCGTTCAAGCCAGGGAGCAACTCTTTCAGTAGTTGTGCGCGTGAAATAGCCATTTATATGCTCCTTAAGCTGCAACTGATACAGGGGTTGCACTGTAATAGGTATGTACGCCAAAGTTAAACTTGACGATTACCTCAGTGAAAGATCCAGCAGCATTAACAGTCTCTGGTACACCCGCAATAATACGGAATGGCAGAGTAGTTGTTGCATCGCTGGTGCTGTTCAAAACACCTTCGTTTGAGTCACCAGAAGTTGTTGAACCAGCAGTAGTCAGAATTGATACGTTGTTGCCAACGTCAGTCTGAGTTAAGCCACCAATGGTGGTGCTGTTCGACAACACTGCTACCTTGAAAAGGGCATCAGGATCATCAGCAACGAATGCAGTAATATCCGAAGCGGTAATACCACCTGGATAGTATTGCTGTTGTAACAACTGTTTGGTAGTTGGGTTTGTGAACTGACAGCCCATAAAAATACCAACAGCATCGGTTGCAGTAGTTGTGGTGGAAACACGGCTCAAAGTACCACCTGTGTTCAGACGTACAACGTCACCAAAGAAAATGGCGGTTGTAGAACCTGAAGCGATGGGAATTTGACGAGTTGCACCAGCAAATACCTGACCACCGATCAAATTGATCGGTCTGAACCCATAGGGTCCGTCTACGGTAGGATAAGCCATTTATAACTCCTAATTAAGTTTAGTTACCTTTTCCAAAAGTCACCGTGGATTTCTTCTCATTAAAGAGCGGCATCCTTGGGTCATTCTGGCGCATTAAGTTATTGTCTACAGCATCCATCTGATTTTCGGCTTGAATTCGGTAATGTGCATTACGTTGTTCAACAAACTCTTCTGGAGTTTTGCAAAGCAATAACCCGCCAATCTCAATGTTGTCTTTAAAACGACTATTGGGATCAACTAGCAGTTGGAATTTGGGTTGTTCTTCTAACGCCACAGGCTCCCATCCTTCTCTGAGTTTTCCAGAGAGATTACGAGGATCAGCCTGATTTAACGTTGAAGTACGAATCCAACGATACGCATACCCAGCCTGTTTATCTGGCTCAGGGAGTAATTCTGCTGGCGCCCACTGCTTAGGACGTTCACTTGTTACACGGGTATCTACTTCACGGGTCAATCTGTTGTTAGCCATATTAGGCCTCCATTTTTATAAGTTCACGGGCATATTGCTCTGGGGTCAAACCTAACTTCTTAGCTATCGCAAGCTGGGACGTATTTAGCTTGATCTTCTTAGAAGATGTACTTCGACTCGCAGGTGCAACTACCGTACTCGGTTTTACACGAGGTGCACTTTTTTCATCGTCAACTTTTTCATCCTGAAAATTCTCAGGAAATCGCCTACGCATAGTTTCGTCTATGCGCTTGTAGTACTCGTCAGTGGTTGCATAAGCTAGTCCGTTTTCTTTAACAAGCTTCTCGTGTAGCCCTAAGGCTAGGCTTGTCATCTCGTCATCTTGACCAAACCAAGAGTTACGCTCTTGCCAAGCCGAAGCTTTTTGGTCACGGACAGGCGCTGCTTCCGTCTGTTGAGGTATTTTTACTTCATTTTCTTGCTCTTGTAAAGCCTTTCGCTGATTTATATTTTCAGCGTAGCTAGAAGCCTTCTCAATTTTCATCTTAGCAGTGGTTAATTTATCCTGTGCTTCGACTAGTTTTTCGGAATCTCCAGCGTCATAGGCTTCTTTATATTCCTTCTTAGCCATCATCAATTCCTGCTCGGCACTCGTTTTAAAGGAGTTAACTGCCGCTTCGTCACTGGAATTGACTCTGCCTTTTAGCTGTTTTATCTCTTCGTAGAGTTTTTTAGCTACGTCAATAGCCTCTTGTTGCTCTCGTAAGGCTTTTTCTTTTTCCCTACGCTCATCGTGATAAAACTTCCTAAAAGCATCAATTTTGCTTCGTGCTTCTTGGGAGTATTGGTCTAGTTCGTCTTTTTCGACTTTTTCGACAAACTCAGGTTTTGAAGCTCTACGACCTCTATCTTCAACAGGAGTGTCGTCTTCGATCTCAATTTCGATCTTATCTTCTTCGGGTTTACCCTTAGCTTCTACTTCCTCTTCTACGGGTTTACCCTCATCTTTTACTTCGTCTAATTCATCGGGAAACTTATAGTTTTCCATATCGTTTGCTCCTTATTTACGTTTAATGCCACGTGGATCGTCAACTACACCTTCTACGGAATCATCATTGATGATGCGAAACTCTCGTCCATGAATCACTAGTCGAGTGCCAGCATTTGGTCTTACAAGGACAAAATCACCCTTCTTACACCAAGCTCCAGTTGGGAACCTTGCTGGGTCTTTATAGCAATCTGGACCTAGATCTACTACAAACAACACTGTTGTTAGAAGTTCGTCAAACCTAAGCGTCTCATCAGCTTTCAGAATTCCACCATCGTGTTCCTTCTCCACTTCAGGAATAGCACATAAAATGCGGTATCCAGAGGGTTTAGGTAGTTGTGTTGCCTTTTGCTCGTTTGACTTATCAAGCAGCTGCGCCAAATCCACCGCCTTATTTAAGTCGATTGTTTCACTCATCCGTATTCTCCAGTTTGTCTTTGAGGTCTAATACGTAACCCTTTGCAATGAGCAGACCTCTAATCTCACCACAAACTCTTTGGTACTGAATGTGGTCCATATTGCCGACCACCACAGCACTCTTTAATTGCTCCGCTTTCTCGTCTAACTGTTTACCAAGTAGGTCTAGCCCTGTCATTCTTTACCTTTCTTATTCATCATTTGTGCAAGAACCTGCGCCTTTTGAACATTGGTTTGGTCTTTCTTATGAGCCATATCAATACCCATCCGTGTACCTTCCATCTGCTCTTTGCGATTAAGTTCATCTCTTTCTTTAGCCATCTTAGCTCCAAGCTTCGTACCTTCTAACTCGCCTTGGATCTCAACTCTCTCACGCTCAATATCTAACTGCTCTTGCCGCAACGCAACATCAGCCTGATCCTTTTGAATCTTGCGGTCAATCTCTTTAGATTTCAGTTCAAGTTCTTGCATCTGCATCTGAATGATTGGATCTTGCATTTGCTGTTGAGCTTGTTGCTGTGCAACTTGGGCTTGGTTTTGCTGTAACAACTGCTGAGAAGCCTGAGCTACCAACCTAGACAACTGGATCTCATACTCTTGCGGCATGGTCTCTTCGTCATCGTTGAGGTATGGTATTGGTCCACCAACCTGTTGTTCAATCTGTTGACGGTACTTAAAGCCAAAATGCTCTGCAATATGAGCCTGTAAAGACCCCATAATCTGCTGCCCCATCGGATTTTGAGCAATCATTTGTTGAGTCATTGGGTCTTGCAAGAAGCTATTGTGAGCCATTAAATGCGCATCTTGGTCTTGGTACGCAAAGGCTTTTAAAGGCTTGCCAGTCAACGCTCCCATATTCTCTGATATCGGATCACGTGGTTTCTGGTCTTCCTGTAGCGGGATAAGCTTCTGGGCATTCCTGATCCCAAGGACATCGAGCATCTGGCGGTGTAACTGCGGTAAGTTGTAAATCTGCGGCGCCCCTTGTGCCAACTGGAGAACTGCTTGATACTGTACGATCTTCTGCGCCATCGTAGCTGCATTAGGATCACTGACTGGAATAACGTCCACCATGTCGTAATCCGCTTTTTTGGCTCTAGGTGTACCCTCTTCTGGAACATAGCTGTACTCATCAGGTGTGTAGTCACGGATTATTTCCTTCAATAACCGCAACTCTTGTTTCATCGAATAGTGGATTCTTGACTGAACCGCACTCATCACCTTCAGGGTTCTCTCTAAAATTGCCAGAGTCGTCCCCACAGGAGCCTGTGCGCTCATATCACTGATCTTCATATCCCCTGCCGATGCAAAGCGTCTGCCTTCTTCAACAATGGTGCCTAAAAGAGAGTAGAGGACTTGTGATGGTTCCTTGTATGGCAAGGTCATTAAGTTGTCTTTGATTGCTCCGCTTGGTACATCTACATCACGAAACTCTCCTGGACTTATCGGGGTGTCGTCACCTTTGACCCGCAAGCCACGGGTCTTAAAGCCACCTGGCAGATTTGATAATGTCCCTGCGTCAACGAGTTGTCTGATAAGAGAAGTGCCCGACTTAGCAAAGGCGCCAACCAAATGAATAAGCCCGAAGCAGTAAAAACCAAAACCAGGCACATAGCCGTAATGTACAAAGTGCTGCCTTTTTTGTTTAGTCTCATCTTCTGGTCTCCAATTTCTACGGATAGATAAGACCTTCTGTGTGCCTTTCTCGATCGTTACAACGTAAGGAAGAGCAATACCTGTCTTTTCTCCATCTTCTTCATCTTCATAACCAGGCAAGTCAAGGTCTACGTGCATCTCTAAAAGCTTATAGCGGTCGTCCGAAGTAGCTCTAAAGCCCATCTTCTCCGCAATTTTCTTTTCTACTTCATCTAAAGCCCCACTGGGGGTCTCTAGGTCAATATCTCTATAAAACCCTGCAAACTGCAACCGTTTGACTTCATTCTCTGTCTTACGCATAACATGGGTCACGCGTGGGGAACTTTGTAGATTAGAAGCACCGTAAGGAACTACGATATCTTCTGCTGGGATAAACATGGAAACCTGACGTTCCATGTGTGGGTCGTAATACACTTTCTTAAATGCGTTACCCGCTAGACCCAAGCCCCATATCATTCTTTCATGTTCAGGTCGGAATTCCTGCATCACATCTGTTAGCTGATAGTTCATGTCGTCTTGGACACGCTGCGCCGCATCTTTAATCTGTGGGGTCTCTTTACCAATAATTACAGTCTTAACTGGACCAGCGGCTGGGAATGTCTCCATAATGGTCTCAGACTGAAACTTGACAAGTGCCTCAGAAAGTAGTGGATGGTATACACCACAAGCACCTTCCCAAGGTTCTGTTCGTTCTTCAATCTTCATACCTAGTAGTTCAAGTCCGTCTACATAGGTCTGAATCCAATCTTTACGAGCAGAGATGTCATCGTCAAAATCACCTAATAAATCACCTGCAATCTCTGTTAAATCTCCCTCACTCATGTATTCTGCAAGGTTGGCATCAAAGTCTTCATCTGTCGGCTCGGCGGGTTCAATTTCAATCTCCATACCACCGATACCAATTTTTACGGACTCTGGGTCTTCAATCTCAATCTCAATCGGCTCCTCTTCAACAATAGAGTCAAGTCCGACAGGGGCTGCATATAAGCTTTTTTCAATTGACATAATCTATCCTTAGTAATACGCAGCTTTTCTTCTGCCGTATTTATATAAAAAATCATCTTCTGGTTCGTCACTGGGCAGACGAATAAATCCACCTTGCCTAAATCGTAATAAGGCTAATGTTGTTGAGTCTACCAAATCGTCATTCGCTCCGCTAGGAAAATCGTTACACTCCTCAATCACTTCCTTCGCCCACCGATGCTCTGGCGCCCAAACAATGCCTGCCGAGAACAAGTCTGATACAGCATTAACGCGAGAGATTTTATCTTGACCTTTGCCAGGTGTGAACTCCCCGATTGGTACGCCCATGCGCCGTAGTTCTTGGTAGAGAGCCGCCCCATTGGACTTCTTTTCAACCATAAACGAATCTGGCTCCCATTCTTTGTACTCTTCAAGTACAAGCTTTTTGAGGTCTGGGAACTCCATCCGTTTTTTAATGGAATTGAGAAGGATAATGTTGTAGTTGTTCGTTTCTTCGTTGAAGAACACCCCCCACGTTGTGAGCGCATTGTAATCCGCACGATTATTCGCCTCCTGAGCTGCGTCCAAAGACATAATGACAAATTCGCACATGGGTGGGTCATCTTTTTCCCAAATCTGCCACCATTCCCGCTTAATTAAAGCCCCTTCTTCTGAGGTCGGTTGTTGTAAATACTGGGCATTCCAGTACCGCACATCCAAAGAAGCCTTCTTTGCTAATAGCTCTTCAAGAGACCAGAATTCGGGCCAAAGCGGTTTACCTGAAGGCATAATCGCAGGAAAATCTACTATTTCCCAGTCTTCTGCATCCTCATTTTTGACCATATGATTGACAATTTGTCCTGTCAAATCAAGCTTTGACCAACGGGTCATCACGACAATAATTGCCCCGCCAGGCATAAGACGCTGAATAGGACCAGATTGAAACCACTCCCAAGCTGGTAGAAAAACGTCAGCTCTGCCCTGCTTAGCGTCTTGCTCTGAGTGAGGGTCATCAATGATAAATAAATCTGCGCCACGACCAGCCAAAGCACCGCCAACACCAATAGCAAAATACTCTCCATTAAAGTTTGTCCCCCATCTAGACGCCGATTTACTGTCGGCTTGTAGCTCTACCGCTGGAAATATTTCTTTATAAGAGTCTGAACCCACGAGATTCCTAACTCTACGACCGAAATTGACAGCAAGATCAGCTGTGTGTGATGCCATGATGACCTTTTTCTGAGGAAACTTACCCAAAAACCAGGCAGGAGCGAGATAGGATATAAGTTCCGACTTACCATGACGCGGAGCAATGTTAACAACCACTCGCTTCTTCTTACCCGCAGCAATATCTTCAAAAATTTTAGCCAATTTTGCATGGTGTTCACCTACTTTATAGCCTGGATATACATGGTCAATAAACTCAAGGAAGTTTTCCTTACCGTCTTTCTTAACGGTTTCAGATTTATAGGTCTTAATGAGTTTTAGAGTGTGCCTTTTCTTGTCTGGCGGCATGCCAGGGATGGCTTTTTCAAGCTCTTCAATGTCTTTTTTAGTTAATTTACGCTGGGCAGTCATTTTTTAGACTTAATTTCCCTAGCTTCTACGTCAATTGCCTTACTTTTTAGGCTAGAAAGCGTCTCAAATAGCTCTTTTTCGACCTCTTCAATGCTCTGCACCTTCATTGTGACCTCAGAACGCTTCTTAAATGCGTCAATTCCGTCTACTTCACCCAAATCCCGTAAGGCTCTGAGCCTATCTTTGGCATTTGAAGCATGTTCTACCTCATAAAGCAGCTTATTGACCACATACATCTTCATTTCAGCTAGGTCGTCCACAAGTTGCACGTTCATTTGGGACACCATACCTGCCAAATAAGCCAATGTCTCATTGGGATAGTTCTTAAACTCAGGTCTAGACTTTGGGTCGTTCATCATCTGCGTGGCAATCTCTTTAGCCTGTGACATATGCTCAGCAGTGGGATAAAGTGGGGTTTTGTTTAGCTCAGCGATGAGCGTAATTGTCCTAGCTCGTGCGTCTAGCTCTTCTTTTGGAGACAGTTCTGGGAAGGCTTCGGTAGCGTTGGCTGGAAGCGGTACGTCCTCTTCTATATGAGGAATGATTATATTTTCCATCTACTCTCGGTCATCGTAAAACCCTAGATGTTCGCAGTGTACAACAAAAATAATATTAGAGGAAACAAGTACCTTTAAATAAAAGTGACGGGGGGTGTTTCTATAAATTGATTTGTAAAGTCTTTTAAGGTTAATTAACGGGGGTAGGGGTAGTGAATATGTGGGGGGAGGGTGTTATAGATGACGAGTAAGACTAATTTGCGATAGCCAGCTAACGAAAATGGCAGTTATAGAAATATGGGTAAAGGGTTGTTTAGATAATAGAAAGACTAAGGTACTTCCTGATGCCAATTCTTAGAGGAAATTCACCACTTATGACGCAGAAAATGTGGTTAGAGATAGTTACTAGGGAAAAAATCTTAAGTACTTATTGCCGAGTGTATTTGGACATTTTGGATTTTTTGCAAAATATATTTTTTGAACGGGGTGTTTATTTAGTGACGGGGGGTGTTTGGAAAAACGTGGAGTTATTTGTAAGGATTATGGGGTATGGGGGCGCGGATGGAACCACTTTGTAATTTGGGGGGTCGGGGTGTGGTGGGGTCAAATACTTTACAAATCCTATCAGCTAAGGCATAATTTAACCATGGATTGAGATTGGCTCGATTCATTAACAGGGAGATTCAAATGAGTAAGAAATCAACAGCAGTACAGTTGTTAGACGAAGCCAAGGCTGACATCAACCGCAGTCGTAACAGTCTGAGCAAATACGCAAAGCAGTTACAAGCTGTGCGTAAGCAGTTAACCCATATCATCAAGATGGTTTGCCCAGAGCCAATTGGTGAGGCTTTTACTAACGCTGAGTATTCTCTAGTGTGCAGAGTAGATGCTACCTACTGTCAGCCTTCTGTTACTTTTTATACAGCGGGTCTAGATAGTTTTAAGGATGAACGCTTAGCTAGTATGCTCTGGTATTTCAGCACACTAGACGGTAGCAGAGATGTTAGCTCTACCGACTATGCTCTATCTCTGAACCGTGTTTATCGGTTTCAGTTTGAAGGATTCATGGTTCGGATTGATGCGACTGTGAAGTCCGACAGTCCTACTTGCCGTAAGGTTGTAGTAGGTAGTAAGACAGAAGTCGTAAACGAATACAAAATCGTTTGTGATTAAGCTTTCCCTGTAGTACCTTCAGCCCTCTCGCTTCGGCGGGAGGGTTTGATACCAGTTATTTGTCCTCGAGCGTGCTTCGTGTGCGTGCGTGCGTTTCCTTAAATAAGGGTTCAATGCCCATTGAACTTGACAAATAGCGTGATTAAAGAGATAATTTAGCCATGCCTTGAGTGATGCCGATTACTTTCAATCTGCCACTTATTGCATAAATAGGGAGATTTGTCATATGACAAAAACCAAGCTTGTAAATGCCCTTGAGCAAGGTGCTGTAATTAACTCTAATAATCCTACTAGTTTGCCTGACTTAGGTTATAGGCATGGTGGGGCGTTGCATACTGTTAAGCAATTAGCGGTATGGGCGTTAGATGGTGGGGTTAAGGGTTTTCCTGACAATGTTAGCGACGAAGATACTTTGAGCATACGCCAAGGTTATAAGCGTAAACACTCAGAATTAAACCCAGCAACTCAGTATTGCATTGTCGAGGGAAAATATCTCAAGGTTAGCGATATGCAATTACAAGGGATTGAACTACCTAAAAATCCTGAGTTAGTTAATATTGGCGTGGATTATGCGTTTAGCTTTACTCAGCAACAAGCGGGTAAGCTTAAAGAAACTCATAACCCCGTATTGCATAAGATTGTTGCGGATATTAGAACCCGTTGCAATAAGTACGAAACTACTACTTTTGCAAAATTGCAAGCCGAGGGTAATAAAATCCTGAAAGAGCGTAAGGGTGAAACTACTCAACGCAAGGGCAATCTGGCTTTCATGGAATGGCTCTATAACGATAAGGGCGTTTTCGATACCATGAAAACCCGTTGCAAAAACGCCAAGGCAAAAGGTGATGAATTCGCTGATATCGCTAAGTTAGATAAGGCAATATCCGCTTTCAACGCTGTATTTAAGAAGTAATCTAGATTGTTTTTGAGGGGGGAGGGCTTCGGCTCTCTCCCCTTTTTTTGTGCCCTGAAAAAGAGACCAGTTATCTGTCCTCGCGCGCGCAATCAAGCGTGGCATCCAATATACATACCTTTGCTGACGCAACGCAAAACGCCAAGCCC